ATTGATTCTCCTTTTAAACCTTGTCTACCCTGAATACCCTGATTTCCGGTTATTCCCTGATAACCCTGAATCCCTTGTCCTGTGATACCTTGATTTCCGGTAATACCCTGATAACCCTGAATCCCCTGAACTGATTCACCTTGTAAACCTTGTCTACCCTGAATACCCTGATTTCCGGTTATTCCCTGATAACCCTGAATCCCTTGTCCTGTGATACCCTGATTTCCGGTTATTCCTTGATAACCCTGAATCCCCTGAATTGATTCACCTTGTAAACCCTGCCTTCCTTGAATTCCTTGTGTACCTTGAATTCCCTGACTTCCAGTTATTCCCTGACTTCCAGTTATTCCCTGATAGCCCTGAATACCCTGACTACCAGTAATTCCCTGATAACCTTGAATACCCTGATTACCGTCTATTCCAATTAATCCGTCTCCACCCTGAATACCTTGATTTCCAGTAATACCTTGTCTACCCTGAATACCTTGATTTCCAGTAATACCTTGATAACCTTGAATACCCTGATTACCGTCTATTCCATTTAACCCGTCTTCACCCTTAATTCCTTGAACTCCTTGAATACCCTGATTACCATCTATTCCAATTAACCCGTCTTCACCCTTAATTCCTTGAGTTCCTTGAGTTCCCTGAATACCTTGCAAAGATTGTAAATCAGTCCAAATAGCTTGTGTACCATCTGATATAAGTGCCTGATTTTGTATACCCTGTGAACCCTGAATCTCCAGTATCAAGGAATTTGCTTTAATGCGTAATACTCCCTGTGCTCCATAATCTTCTGAAACAACTGCCTGTAAACTCCCGAACATTATCATCCCACCAGAACCAGCACCATTGCCTAATTTAATGGTTGCTTCATCTTTGGAAATGTCAAAATCAACCTGCGGAGCATCAGTAAACAACCCAACCCGCATATCCGATGGATCATAATACATGGATGTACTGCCAAATACAGTCTGAGTTGCCCAATAAGTCAAAGCATTTGGTACACCATTTGCATACTGTACTCCTTGTACTGTCACACCTTGTATTGGTAGAGTACTTTGTGGTATAATTGCAACTTTCAATCCCCCCGCCGTTCCGATACCTATAAGAGTATTTGTAACTCCTTCTTCCGGGCCAATGGTCATTGCACCGGGAGTATGTGCTGAAAGGTAATAATAAGCCCCCTCAACAACAGGCACATCGGAAAGGTTAATAAACCCTTCCGATTGATATTGAAACATATCAGCATTGTATACATTACTTACAACACCAACAACATTCTGAGCACTTGCTACATCCGACGATGATGCTTTAACATATTGAATACTACCATCTGGATTTTCCCCACCAATAGCTATGACATCACCATTTACAAAACCATGACTAGTTTGATGTTCAGGATAATCCGGATCAGTATTTCCACCTACCGTTGGTATTGTACCCTTTTCAAGAGTTATGTCTTCAAGATCAATAAAATCATCATTAATACCCGGAATCAACTCAATTAATTCAGCTTCTATTTCTTGAGTTCTAAAATTACGCTGGTAATTGGTGAAAGCATAATACTTTGATTGAATAACTAAAATATTACTGAATTTAATAGCAAAAGTACGATCAACAATAGTACACCGCAAATAATTCTTGTAACGGCTTCTATTCGTAAGAATATAACGAGCCATTATATCCAATATAGGTATGCCAGATGTACTTTCTACACCATACAAACTATGCCATAATTCAGTATTAGTATCAGCTTCAGAATCAAGTAATGCTGCATCTTCTGATGTTTTTTGGGCATCAAAAAACTTAACATCCATTTCTGCTTCTTCAAAACCTTTCGTACCAATACCTGTATTATATTGAAAAAATACACGTTCAGTACCCACATTAGTCGGGTTAAACCATGTTCCAGAACCCCTTGCATATTGTGAAACTTGTATGTTTGCAATCTCCAGTGTTATTGAAGAATAACCATTAACTTTTATTGCCCACTGCTCCAACTGCTTCGGTGAGGCAATGCCTATGCGAACATTATATTCGCCAGATTGACTTATTTGAAAAATTGGGCTTGATGAAGAATCCAATGTTATCCATTCCGTTGATAAATCTACATAAGATGGTTCTGTCCATACACCAAGCCGACATACACTAACAGCCAAACGTAATGCAGACAATGGAAGTTTATCAGCAATGTAATTAGCAATATGATAATCAAATCGTAAACGAAGTGTGGTAAATCTGTCTTCAACGTTAAAAACAATGGGGTCTTTCAATTCAATATATGGAGAGAATACACCACCTTCAGAGATTGAATAATTTCTGAGACCAAGATAATTTTTTGATGTAACATAATGATACGGAAAGTTTGTTAAGTCCCAATTATTTTCCCAATCCGTAGGTTCCATAGTGGGCCATTTACCCGGATCAGAGTTTTCAACTTTTATTGTGAGTGATTTTAATGGATGAATAATTTGTTGTTCTACGTACGGAAAATAATTAAAGTCTGATATATCTTTCAAAAGGCCCGTAACAGCACCCCCCTCAACATACATCAATGACCAATCATATATATGATACATTGGTGACCCAGCACATTCAAGATAATTAACAATGTAATAATATTCATTTTTCTGAAATAACCGACAATTAAACACTTTTAAAACAGCTTCCAATACATCCCAACATTTTAAAGGTTCAATATCTGAAACATCTTCTGCACGGGTGTAAAATCTACCTTTTGAATTACAAGATATATGAGCAAATGATGTCTCTACATAACTCATTATGTCGGTTTCATACGTGTTTAGCATTATGTAGAATTGTAATGCCTGTTTTATCGGTTCAAGTGCAAATTTAATTACCTGTAATAGTTTAACCTTTCCCTCAATAATTTCCCCATTCGGATCATAAAAATCAACATCTTTAAGTTCTGCCAAACCATCCGTAGCAGAAAGTTCAACTTCAATAAATGGCGGGTTTATTTCAAATCTTTTGCTTATGTTTTCGGGTTTCAGATAACCCATGAATATTATTGTAGGATTATCTTCATACGTGCGAAACCTTACATTCCAATCCTGATATTCACTTTCAAGCAAATCATCAATAACGGCAACATCTTCACGTGGAATATGAAATTTGAATGTTAAACTCTGTCCTTGTATATATGTGAAATCCCAATCATCTTTACTACCACCCTGATGACTAACCGTAACAGGGTTTGGATCACCATTGATAATCTGATAAGTGTTTACAGGATCAGTTCTGTAAATTTCAATGAAGAACTCCTTTTCTTCAATATCTTTAAACAGGTATGTTAGTCTATCGTAACCTGAACTACTCATTTAGTATGAATTTTTATACCGTCGTTCAACTTCCTTGATTACATAATACAAGTCCTGACCTCTTGTTTTACCTTCAACCGTAACGTTGACATTAACTTCCTGCCGTTCAAATTCAGGCAGTTTCATTGGTGGCACAACCATTTCACCGGATGTCAACCGTGCAGGATAAGAATCGTTTGGATAACCTTGTGGAACAATTCCACCTAATACCATTTTCGGTAAAGGAATAGGTTCTCTTATAATTTTACTGGTATTATTATTTTTGTCATTTATAATACCCATTAACTCTTTTACCCTATTCTTTGGAAATACCATCTCCCCAGTTGTAAGCATAGCTGGGTAAGTATCATTTGGATAACCTTGTGGAACAATTCCACCTTTAACCATTCCTCCCTTTGCTGATTTCTCTTTTTCTGCATTTTCTGATTCAATCTCACTCTTATATTTAGCCCACATAGCTGTCAATGCTCCTATTGCAATTGCCGCCACTGCTAATCCGATAAGACCACCCTTAATAGTTCCATGCATTAATAAAGCAGTCATTGCCACAACTAACAATTCAGTAATAACTTGTTGTAAAACATTAAGCACAGTATCCATAAATGTCCACCAAATAGGAGTACTATTAACCATAGCTTCACCAATTTTGAAAAACATGGAAGAAAACTCCTGTGCCATCATTCCAGCACGTTGTAATTTTTTAGTAAGAATATCAACCGCATCTGCTGTTTCTAATGTCTCCTTTACCCATTCAGCAAGTCTTTCAGGATCACCAAGCAAGTCTTTCGTATTTACATCCATTAATGATCTCAAAGAACTTTTCAATATAGAAAGTTTTGAATCATCAGCTTCTGCAAAATCCCCAAGCAATTTCATTTTGTTATTAAGTTCACTCATCGAACTTGTCATATTATCTACCGCCAAAAGGGTTTCCTGGTAAGAAACATTTGATAATTCCTGTTGTATACCGGCAAGAACAGCTCCATTGAATCCTGTTTTATCCGCAATTAATTTTCGTTGTAAAGCCCTCAACTGTTGAACAGAATTGTTATAAATTTCAACTTTCGCTGCGGCAGAACTAAATGTACTTCCAGAATCTTTTGCTATTTGATCCACTTCTAACAAACCTTTTCCTACAAGTGCTGTTATAGCAAGAACTTGATCTTCAGCTGATTTATAACTTAATATTCCTTCCTCTTCAGATTCAAAAGTATCAAGTGAAGACTTATACATATCAACCATAACCGATTTCCAAACTTCAGCAACATTAGCGACGTCTTTTATTTGTTTATAAAATGCTACTAAAGAATCAAATTTCTTTTGATCTATAACACCACCTAACATTTTCTTTTCTAACAAATCATCTATTGCTTTCTTTGTTTCTTCAGATTGTTTTATTATAAAATCATAAGCAGTTGTGTTTGTTAAATTATCTAAATTCTTCTTAAACCTTATTACACCATCAATTATACTATCGAAACTAAAACCAGCACCAAAACCAATAAAAGCATTTCCAGCGGCAATTATTGATGGTTTTAATCTTTCAAATTTACTAATTGTATCCTCAATATTCTCAGTAAACAAATCATTTTCCGCGTACATTCGATCCATTGTTGCCTTATAATTTTTCCATATCTCAGTTATGGACTTTTGAATATTATCACCAGTATCCCCATCACCTCCACCACCTGTTGGTAATTCAAGTTTTTTGTATAATGCATTCATTGAATCAATATGTTTAGAAGTGTAACTCCTAATCATATTGTACGTCTGATTTGCTTTTTCTTGTTTTTTACTTAACAGTAATGAGTAATTATTATAATCATCTCTTGCCGCAATTTCATTTTTTGTTCCAATTGCTTTTTTATAAATTACAGATTTCTTTGCTAAAGTTTCATCTTGTGTATATTTCTTTCTTTCAAGTTCAATACCAAGATCTAACGTACTATTCAGATCTTCCAAAACTGTTATTGTATTATATACTTGATCACGGTATTTTGATTCTTGTTTTACTCTTTCTTCTTTAGATACTTTTAATTTTCCAGTTTGCATTTGTTCTAACTTTGCCTGCTCTTCATTTACTTTATTTATTTGAATTTGTGCAAAGTCCCAATCTTCTGTTGCTTTTGTAACGTAATTAATATCGGTAAGAATTCCTTTATATGCATCTTGAAGTTTATTATATTTAATTTCACTTATTTTTGCATTTGCATCACCAAATTCCTTTGACCAATGTAACCAATCTTTTCCTTTTTCTAATAAAATTTGCATTGGATCTGCTCCCTGAGCAAAGATTAAATTCAATTTCTGCCTTAAAGTTATCTCCCTGTTTACACCAGTTGCCACATCTTTCTGATGCTGTACGTATGCATCCTTTACTAAAGCTTCATAAACTTCAATAGCAAGTCTTTCATTTGCACTTCTATTATACGCTTCAATTGCTCTTCTTGCTTCATTCGTATTTAACGTTTCCAGTTTAAGATTACCAAGATGAATTGGAGCAAGTTCATTTATTTTCCTTATCGCTTCTTCTCTTACTTTCCTTGCAAGATATTCATTATTTGCTATTTTTAAATAAGCCTGTACTTCTGATGTTTCATTTGCGACAGCCTCACCTAACTTTTCACTCATATCTTTTTGTGCTTGCTGAATCTCCGTAAGTTCTCTTGACTTTTTAATAAGGTGTGCTATAAGTAATATCAGACTACCAATGACTATAAGTGCTGGTATTTTTGGGATCATACTTAAACCAGCCATAAACGTACTCCATGATTTTGTAGAAGTGTTTACAATTATTGCTGACTTCTTTGCAACTTCAGCTGCTTCAGCTGCTTTCTTCGCTGCCTCAGCTGTTGCTCTTGCCGCTTTACCCGCAATATATATTTCTGCGAGCCTTGCATTGTTTCCTTGTCTCAAGGTTTTATATGTTGCTCCTGTGGACATCATATAAGCCTTGTTAGCTGTAACAGCTTTTCCATACGCAAGAGCTTGAGCTTCTAATATAACTCTCTGAGCTTCCTGAGCTGCTGTTTGTGCTCTTATTGATTCCGTTTCTAATATTTTGGCTTTTCTCGCAACTCCACTTGCGACGGCATTTGCACGACTTGCTTCCTTGCTTGCGATTTTCGATTTTATAGTTAATCTTTCAGCAAGACCTTGTGCGCTTGTTGCTGCTGTTTCCGCGTCTATTGCGGCAATTTCTAAACTTGTTGCAAGAGCTGAAGCTTTCATCGCAGCTCTTCTTGCATTATGTAATTCAAGATTAGTGGAAATTGCTCTTCCTTGCTTTGTATACGCACCTTGTAAAGAAGAAGCACTTCTTAAACCTAACGAATCCGTTAATACATTTTTGCTTTGTGCGGCGGCATGAATTAACTCAGCTTGAGCTAATCTTTCAGCGGCTTTTGCGGCTTTTGTATTTGCTAATATAGAAGCATTTCTTGCTAAGGTAGCTCCCTCCGTTTTAAATTTTACTTGATCTTTCGCTCTTGCTAATAATCCAGCGGCTACTGTTGCCTTTTGACTTACAACAATTGATTTTTCTGTTGCTATTACTGACGCCGCTTGAGCAGCAGCAGAAGCTTTAATTGCATTTGCTTCTACCAATTTAACTTTTGCAAGATCAGAACTTGCTTTAGTTTTTGTTACTCCACCTACAAAAAATTCATCTCCTTTATACATTTTCCTTACTCTTGCCGCTGCTGCCGCTGCTGCCGCTGCTTGTGCCGCTTCTGCCGTAGCTTGAGCTGCCGCCGCTTTCTGTGCTCCTGTTAAAACTACCCTCGATTTTGTAGCATGAGCCGCCGCTTTCGCTTCAGCTTCAGTTGCCATAGCCAAACCTTCTTCTTCTAATTTTAATTGATGAGCAACTGAAGCCGCCGCACTTTGAGCTTTGGAAGAAAATATAACATTATTTGCACCACCTAACAAGATAGTCTTAAAGTTTCCTAATAACTGAACAATAGGTCTTAATACTGAACCTATTCCAGCAAGCAATAATTCAAGTGGCCCCAAAACGAATACTAAACCTGCTATTTTTATAATTGTATCCTGTAATGGTCTACTCAAACCATTAAACCAATTTCCTATCCTTTCAAAAAATGAACCTAAAGTTTCTATTATAGGAAGAATACTACGACTAATAGCTTCCCCAAATTTAATCAATAAAACTTTTCCTTCTGCTAAAGCTGAATTCCATTTAAATTTTAAAGTGTTTGAAGCAGTTTCAAAAGCAAAAGCAGTTGCTCCAGCAGAATTCTTAACATTTTCAAAAACACCCATTGTCTCCCCTAAACTTTCATTCACAAGGGATGTTACCCCCATAAAAGCTCTAATGTTTGGAAATATTTCAGCTAAACCTTCTTCGTTTAAATTTCTCGTAGCCTCATCCAACATTATAATAGTATCAATTAATCCATTTTGCTTTAATGAATCACGTACTTTTTGAGCTGACGAACCTATCGCTTCTAAACCATCTCTTGTCTTTTTAGAAGGTTTGAGTAATGTAAATAAAGTTTGTCTTAAATAAGTAGAAGCAGTCGCCGCAGGAATACCTAACCGTGTCATAGCCGCCAAAGCACCACCTACTTGATCAAATGATACTCCCAATTTTGAAGCAATGGGAATTATTGTAGCAAAAGCTCTAACAAGTTCAGGTGGTTCACCCTTACCCTCTCTCACAGACATAGTAAGAACATCAACAGCTTCACTTGCCGAAATATGTGCTTTCCCATAAGCATTCAAGGCAGACGTAACAATATCAGCAACATTTTTTGTTTCACCTAAACCTGCAGAAGCAGCTTGTGCTGAAGATTCCAAAATCTTCATTGACTCAGAACCTTTAAAACCGGAAGACGTAATAAAATAAAGTGCATCTATTAATTCTTGTGGACCTTTAGCAACCGCTGAAGACATATTTAATATTTCATCAGCCCATATTTTTGCTTGTTCAGTTGCAATCCCAACCAAACCCGTTATCTTTGCAACACTAAATTCGAATTCAGCAAAAACCTTAGAAGAAGCTATTCCCGCTACTCCCAATGGAATCGAAATAAACATAGAAAGCGTTCTTCCAAGACCTAAAAGAGCTGCATTTGTAGACATTAAAGAAGTATTCATTGAATTCGAAGCAACTGAAACAGCTCTTTTCAATCTATACATATCGGAAATACCTTTATTTAATCCGGTGGTATTTGCCCCGATGATAACCATCATTGTCGCTGCATTCATTTCTTTACCCCTTTCATTACCTTTTTATTCTGTGCTGATGCCATACCCAAAAGAATTCTTTTCATTTCTTCAACACTTTGCTTCTTATCTTTCTCAATAGCACCAAAGTCCCACTTAATTATAAAGTCTTCTGGTTTGGTCATTTGTGAGCCTTTTTTACCATGAGCCCCTATCATTAAATTAGATATTAATGAAGCCATATTAGCAAACTTTATATCGTTCCTAATTTCTCCTATTGGATCAATAATATCATAAGCTTCCCATTCTGCTAATTGTGTTGCTGTTAATTGTTCCAATAATCTATTTGGGTGTATGATTCCTAACTCACGACAGAGCCGGAACTGGTATTGTTTTCCGGGACTGTTTCTGAGTTTTTTAAGACTTCCTCCTTATCACTTTCTGTTATTGCATTCAATCTTTGTGCAACAGATATAATTTTTTCCATATTGGATGCACTCATAACTTTATTCAGATTTTTTACATCTTTCTGCTCAAATAAAAGATTGCCTTCCGAATCACATATTGTTACAACAGCTAATTTTGCACGAAAATCTTCCAAAGTAGTTTCATATTCAATACCCCTATTTCTATCACCACTTGGTTTTTGCTTTAACATTGATTGTTCCCAAATGTCCTTTTCACGCCCCGTCATTTCACGAACAAACACATGCCCTCTTGAAAGTTCAACTTTTTCAATTTTTAAGTCATCCTTCTGTAATAATAAATCCCTTGTTAAAAAATTTGTTTCCATTTTGATTAATATTAAATTAATAAAAGAAGTTAAAAATAAAAATGCTTGATTAGCCAATTATAATCATTTTTCTATTCCGCTGAAGAACCAGTACCACTGTTTATAACAACCTGTCCGGTAATCTTAATAGTTACGTTGGCGGTTATTTTATCATCAGTAGGAATCTCCAGAGGAAGTTCAGTTACAAGACCACAGAACTCAAATGAAGTTGAATCTCCATCCGGTAATATAATCTCATAACTTTGTGCCTCATTGCTCGTAAAATCTGAATACATCAAATCATACGTTGCACGAGTAAAGTTCATAGTCAATGTTACAGTTCCGGCATCCCGAAATCCTGTAATAAATTCACGGTATCCTCCAGTCGAACTCAAGGAAGTTACATCAATGGTATCACGAGACATAGTTGGTCCTGAAATACTGTTGATCTCAGCCAAATAATCCCAGCTTGTACCATTCCATCTACCGAACACGGTTCCAACTCCTGATACGGCGTTGCTTCCCGTTAATTCACAACCTGTTGCCATAATAAATCATTCCTATTAAAAAATTAGAAATTTCATAATTACCTGTTTTATCTTCTTTGTAAAGAAAAATTACAGATAAAACGTACCCTTTGATTTTTATCATAATCCAAAAGAGCTGGTCCTCCTGAACAACGAATCAAAGTATATAAAGTGCCATTCCATGTCTCTTGCGCCCGACCATGAAGTATTTCCTTTATATTAGAGATTATTGCCCATCCCTCAAGATAAGCATTAGATCGTACACGTATTTGAATAAAAGGGTATTCATATACCTCACACTTATTCATTGTTAGTTGATGATATCCCTCCATTTCAAATAAAGAAATAATGTTTGCAGGTTCAGCAGATTCCTTTCCAATGGAAATGGGATAGAGCTCAGGAGAATATGCAAAACCAGAACTTGATTCATCTCCACCATTATAGTAGTATTCTATAATTTCCTTGATATCTACAACACTTGCATTCATAATTCAGCTCCTTTCAAAGCATTTTGTTGTACAATATTCAACATAATATCCTTATCTCTTCTCAAATGAACTTCAAACCATTTTGGACCTGGATTTGATCTAACTACTGTTGTCCATTGAACATCACCATAAGGTGGTTGTGTCATTTCATGAACATACCAAGCGTAAGGAGCCCCTCCAGCTTCCTCAGGACTCATATCATACCCAAATTTTAACTTTGGATTAATTAAGGTACTTCCCATCGCTTCAGTTACATTCCATGCCCTATTTAATGTTCCGGCTTTATGTACCAATGCACCCTTAACATATCTATTCTTTCCCCACGGTTCCTGTGGATATGCTCCATTTATCATATCATCATGTAAATAATCAACAGCTTTATGTAAGCCAACTTTTGTAGCTCCTCTTATTCCAGCTACTTGACGAAACCACATACGTTCTACATTCTTATAACCAAGAATCCTTACATAAATTCCCCATCCGGTTGTCATAGAGGGAATTGGCTTTCCTATTCGTTTTCCTTCTGTCCAAAATTGACCAGCAATGTAAGTTCTTCCTCCAATTGTTACCTTCGAACTTGCCATATTCCTTTATTTACCTTGTTCATATAACCATACTGTCCGTACAAATTCATCCGTTTTACGAACAAACGGTATTTTATCAACCCTATGTATTATATAGGCTTGTGGAATAGTAATAGGTTTGGAAGTATCATAGCCAAGTGCATTTAATTGTGCCAATGTACCAAGCCATAAATAACCTTGCAAATCCAAATCATAAAGAACAAGTACGGAAGCTTTTGATATAAATACATTACTCGGAAATCCTGTTGAAAACCAACCAATATCAACCTGCGCTTTTTCTTCCCACCGACATTTTAATTCAACAGGCGTATCAAAGGTAAAACCTCCAAAACCATCATTCTGTGGATTTCCCCAATAGACACAAGTTTCCACACAGAAACGTTTTATAACTTTCTCAATTCCTTTACCAGATGGTGCTACCAGTGCCATTTTATTCAAAATTAGGTATTGCTTTTATCCAAGCATAAGACTTCCCTTTTGCTATCGCAAGTAATGTTCCTGTCGTATCAAGAGCAATAACTGTTTGACCATAAGTTGTGCCAAGCAAACCTTCACCCCATTTACCAGCCCATTTGATCATTGCCGTACCTGCCTGTTCCTGTATAGCTTGCCGTTCTCGTGTCGTTACAATCATGTGTGCCGCCAACCAACGTTCAATTTCAGCAAGCAAGCTGTCACCCAATCCTTTCGTACCGAGGGAAGCCGTAATGAAAACATTGGCACTATTGATATAACTTTCAATTATGTCTTCATCCAATTCTGTATCATCCAGAATTTCCATTACTTTATCTACTGTTGTTCTCATACTAAACCTCCCTACTTTTATTTAATAAAGGATCAATAACTTTCGTAATATCATTATTCCACTTTAAACCCAGCCATTCAACAGTTTCATATATCTGTTCATAATTGCCTGTAACCATACGTTCCGGCCAAATAATTCTTGTATTTAATCCAGCTTGTATCATTTCAACAAATTTTGATTCATACCGTTTTATCCACCACAGCCAACCATCCCTTTCCTCAGTAAAACCAAGTAATTCCAAATTCTCAGGAATTTTAAACATTTTCATATATCCTGTCTTTAAACAAGATTGAATTACATCACCAGTACGACGCCGGATAATCAGCCATTTGGCATCAGGGTAAGCGTAATTCCAAACAGGCCACATCCGAGCAAGAGTAGCTGACTTTATCATCCATTGTTTATTCAAACTTTGTTCTACAAGCATAACACCATCAACAGCTCCTCGCCACCGTACCGGAATATTTATATCTTTTGTATCAGGAAAATCAAGCGGGTAATTTTTAAGAAAATCTTTATTAAACTCCGTTATCAACACATGCTCAAACATCCCATTGCAATTACCTGAATAAACACCACACATATCCAAAATACGAGCAATCAAAGTTGAACCTGAACGTTCTGCT